TTATTTTTTTGCGCACATAATATCTTGAACATGTTCCAAGCATTCTCCGAATCTTTGGAAATGGACAACTTCTCTTTCCCTTAGGAATGATAGTATTTCTTTAATTTGTGGTTCATCAGTTAAGTGTATTAAATTTTCATAAGTTGCTCTAGCTTTTTGTTCAGCAGCTAAATCTTCATGTAAATCTGCAATTACATCTCCTTTTGCTTGGATATAAGTTGCAGTCCATGGATTGCCGGTTGCATCTACATAAAATAATGCTTTTCTATGATCAGCATAAGACCCTCCAAGACCTGCTTTCTTAAGTTCTTCAACTGTTGCATTTTCCATAAGTTGGTACACCATTGTTGCAATAATCTCAACATGCGCCATTTCTTCTGCTACTATTGCTTAAAGGTAAAAGAACCTGTCTTGGACGTTCTTTGTCCGAACCAACTAATATAATATCTAATATTCTTGTTTTACTATCCCAGATAACATATTTAACAAGACTTCGAATTAATCTTTTTCTATCCTCAAACTCTTCAGTAAAGTCATAGAACTTTTGAAAATTATCTAAGGTGTTTAATATTTCATCTAAAGATTCATAAGTACTAGCAATTTGATCATTAGCTAAGGATAAATCATTTATTAATGAAGTAAGTTCATTATTTCTATCAGTAAGCTTTTTTATTTCAGTCTTAAATGGTCCAAGTAATTCAGGATCATTATCAAGGTATACCATTTTCATTACTAAATTACTAATAGACTTTTTATTACTTTCAATTTCTTTTGTATAGTTAGAGATTTGTGTTTTATTACTGATCTTAACTACATTTTTCTTTTTTAGTTCTTCATAATTTTTGATTATATCCTCATGGGTTAATGATTTTAATGTTGTGACAACAAAATCTTCAGCATCATATGCATTAAGCGCATCATTGCTACACCTATTTGCATTTGAATTTCTTGAGTTACAGGAATAGTATCTGTAAGCATATTTACTACTTAAATTTTGCCTTGGTGCCATAGAAGATTCACATTCTTTACATACAACTAAACCAGATAATAAAGCTTGCTGGCTTGTACCTTTTCTGTTAGAAGCGTTAGTGTCTCTTATCTCATCAGCAATGAGCTGACATTTAATCCAGGTATCGCTAGGAATTATTCCAGGATGTTCACCTACAGATATAATCCAATTTTCTATAGGAGCAAAGCTTCCTTTTTCTGTTCGTCTATTATAAGCCATAACACCATTAATGCCATCTATTTTTTCATATCCGAATACTTCAGCACCATGCTTTTTTAAATAATCTAATATATTTTTATCTGCAATTGAATATGTAGGATTATCAATGGTCTGTTTAACTAAGTTTCTTGAGAAAATAGAACCCTTTCTACTATAAAGTCCTTGATCTTCTAATAATCTGCTTACTTTTTGATAACTTTTATATTTCATGAATAATTCATAAATAAGTTTAGGAATTTCACTTTCATCAGGATTAATTTCAAGAATATGCTTTTTTCTATTTTTTCCATTAGAATGGTTATTCTCAACTTCAATAGATTTATAACCAAGTGGGGGAGGGCCACCAAGCCATCTTCCAGTCTTAGATAATTCTCTTAAATTATCTTTTATACGTTCTGCAATTGTCTCTCTTTCAAGCTGAGCAAAAGTGGCAGAAATATTCATCATAGCTCTGCCCATAGCAGAAGAAGTATCAAATTGCTCTCTAATTGAAATAAATGCAGTATCATACTTATTTAATATTTCTATAGTACTTGCGAAATCAGCAACATTTCTAGATATTCTATCAAGTCTATAACAAATAAGATGAGTAAATTTCTTAGATTTTATGTCTCTCATAAGTTTTTGAAATTTAGGTCTATTTGTATTACCGCCGGAAAAGCCTTCATCCTCATAAATTTCGTAATCATCTATGCTTAGATTTTTAGCATATTGTATACACATTTGGATTTGATTTTCTATAGAGTCTCCTTTTTCAGTAAATTTACTTTTACGGGAATAGATTGCTGCTTTCAATTTGGATCAATCCTTTCTAGAGTTTATAGTAATTAAGTTAAAATACCTATATATAGCTATCCTATTATTACGGAAATAGATAAATTCTTAAATATAGATAGTGAGTTAATTTAATATTTGGGTTAAGATTTATTGAGAATATTATATCACGAATTATTATGTGTGCGAATATATGTTTGTGTTAAATAGCAATATTTTGAAAAGAATTTGTGATGTTTTTTGTTATTTATTGTAATTGTGTTAGCAAAATATGTTACAATAAAAATAAATGAGTAGATTCATTTTATAAATTAAACTAATAATTTAATTAAAGCAATGAGGTTATAATTCGGAAAATGAGTAAAGATAATATTTGAAATTAACTAAAAAATTTAATTAATGGAAATAACACATTATTTATGAATGAATTTGTTAGCAATTAAATAGCCTAATAGAAATGTATAAAATTATATTAATAATGGTTTGGGGGATAAAGTATGTATGATCATGAAGCTTTGCAAAATCGCGTAATAAACAGAAATGATATAACTACTATGGTAACACATTTAACAAAACCATTACAAGAAGATATAGGAGATTTGAGCGAGAATGATATAAACATGTTGGCGGTTGATAATCTTATTAAAATTTTAAATGATCAGAAGATTAAAGGAAGCACTTCGAAAGGTTTTATAATTGGTAAAACTCCAGCCGTATGCTTTCAAGATGTACCATTTTATGGAATGATTCAAAATGTAGAACATGAAAAGCAAAGAAGAAAAGATGAAAAAGATACAAAAATTAGGTATTGTGGAGTTGGATTGACATTTTCTAAGTTTTATGTTTTCTCAAAAGGTGGACGACCTGTAATGTATGAAGAAAAGGAAAAAGCTAAAAAAATATTACCCGTTGATCAACATTGGAGGATAGTGAATTTTCATATTCAACCTTTTGATCCCAATATAATTGATTGGACTCATGAGCGAGAATGGAGAATGCCAGGAGACTTTAGTTTCGAACTAGATCTTGTTCATATTCTTTTGTATGATAAAGAGTGTTGGGATTATTTTTTTAAAAAGTGTGACAAATCAATAATTGATAAAATCCATGGAGTTACAATTCTTAAAGGTTTCTTAATGTAGAAGATTGATATAGGTACTTCATTAATTAGAAATGAATTAGTGGTATTTTTATTATTTTGGATAAAAGTACTATAATAAGAATATATTAGTGATGTTATATTACATGATTAAGATGCTATTCAAAAAGAGAAATGAGGGAACTTTTATATGATAAATATATTCATAGACACTAATGTTTATATTAAATTATTAACTAATCCAGAGGAAAGAAACTTATTTGAGGAATTAATGACATTAGTTAAAGAAAAAGTTGTCAATTTATTAGTACCAGAAATAGTTACATTGGAGTTAGCAAAGCAAAATAAAACAGCAAAACACAATTTTGAAAACGAATTAAATAAGTTAGAAAGTAGTATAAAAGAATATTCTAAATCATTATGGTCAGAAGTTAGGGACATAGAAAAGAAAATAAATAGTGTAATTGTTGAGGAAAGAAAAACTAAAGAGATAATGTGGAATAAAAACTATATTGCTTTATCTGAGTATTTAATTTCAAAAGAAGTTCAATATATAGAGTTTACACCTGAAATAATGTGTAAAGGAGAGAAAAGGAAGATCTCTGGGGATTTAGTTAGACCATGTGAAAATAGTAGTCAAGATTCTTATAATATTGAATCTCTAATTAGCTACTTAAATTTACTCGATAATAAGGAAGAAATGGAATTAATAATTTGTTCCAATGACATTAAAGATTTTTCAAAAGATAAAAAGGGAAGTAATGGATTTTACGAGTTGCATCCTATATTACAAAAGGATTTCCCAAATACAAAATGTATTAATACATTAGAAAGGTTAATGAAATATATAAATTATGGATATGAATACATAAATCAAAATGATATTGATAGAACTGCTATTGATGAGTTAAATGCTATTGCAGATAAAATAGACGAGAATGATTATGATGTAAAATACATAGAATGCGAAAAACAGTATATAGAGAATCTAAAAAATGTGTTTAATGATAAGATTAAATTTACTAAAAATGAATTGCAAAATTATAGAGCTTTAGTAATTAGTAATATTAATGAATTATTAAAAAAATGTAGAAACACAGAAACATGGGATAATAAAAGTGAACTGAAATTATATAGATGGATAAAGGACAGAGATGAAAAGTTTATAGATGTATCAAAATTAAGTGATCTTATATTGATTAGAGAAAATATAAAGGATTATTTAAATATACATTTAAATAAAAAACAATAGCATTAGACTAAGACTTTATGTAACAAGTATAAGAATTCCCAATAAGATGTTACATGTTATTGAGAATTTTTATACTTAGTATACCCTTTAATTTCAATTTAATAATTTCTGCGGGAACATAATAACTTCTTGCCAGCTGTTCCAAAGAAAACCCATCCAACTCATTCTGATCGACAGCCATATCGCCTCAACCAAAAACTCTGTAGTAAATTTATTATATATATATAGATAGTTATAGAATAGCACATTATTCAGAAAAGAATTTGTGGTATTTTATTGTCATATGGCATTAATTTGTAAAAGTATGATATAATTAGAAATACTTGAAGTTACTATTAATGAAATTCAATATTCATTGAATGGAGAGTTAGTATAGTTTTTTCGTTGAATAAGATTCATATTAATAAGAAATATCTAAGGTAGGTAGGTTAAATAATTATGACGATGATTTTATCATGCAAATATATGGACAAGGGATTCCTAATAGCTGATTCCAGAGTGACTTGGAAGCAAAAATCAAACTCGATTTTTGAAGATACACTTCAAAAAATACTTCCATTAGACAGTCACAGCGTAATTGGATATTGTGGTGATATTACAACAGCAGAACTTATAGTTAGAAAATTAAGAGAACATGCAGTAAAAAAAATGAAAAGCAATAAGCTATATATAACTACAAAAGATATTACAAGAATTTCTAGACATTATCATGGCATTAGAAAAAAAATAACAGAGCTTGACTGTGAAGTTGCTTTTATTTTAGCAAGAATAGAATCAGCAGGAAATATTGAGTTCATAAAATATTGTTCACCATATTTTAAGGCTATTAATATATCAGAAAGGCTAGAAGTAATCGGATCTGGTCAAGTTATTAAAGGAGAAATGGTTAAGCAACTAGATAATATTGATAAAGAAGTAAAAACATACAGAATGTTTGGGCTAGCTCTTATCTCTAAAATAGAAGATGAGCTTAAAAAAAATAGTGTGGACACTGTAGGGGGATTTTTTCAAGTAATAGTTTTAGGTTCAGATGGAATTTTTCCGTTTGGTTATAATTCAGTATCCATTAATCCTGGTGAAATTCCAAACAGTAAAAGTATATCAATAGGTGAACATGGGGAATGGGTTCAAGAAGATTTTTCAAATAATTCAAAAATAACTTTATGTGAGCCAATGTTTATGAATAAATATCCTAAAGAAATGAGATTTAAGGATTTCCATATTAATAATAAAATTTCTCCAATTTATAAGTGGCATTTAAATTACTTTATAGTTTGTTCAAATATTAATAAAGATAATACTGATGGAGCCATAGAGTTTTCGGAAGTAACTTCTGTTTTGGGTATAGGTGAATTTCCAATAGAAGTAAATTTGAAAATAGCTATCGGTCTTTGGGGAACAAGAGGTGAACATGAACTAAAAATAATTGCTAATTATAATGTAGAACAAGTATGTATTTTTAACCAGAGTATTAGTATTAAGAATCTTCTAGATGAAGTAGATTTTGAAATACCAGTTAATTTAATTATTAGAAAGCCAGGTCCAATATTTCTAGAGTGTACGATAAAAGACCAAATCATTGGACGGCATTGTATATACATAGGAGATATACGATTAGATTTACAAAGGAAAAGAGATATTGAAAAAATAAAAAAAACGCTCATATCGCAACAAGAGAATTGCTTGGATCCAGTCATAGAAAATAATGGATTACCAATGATGATGTATCAATTTGTTAGTCGAAATGCTGTTGCAAAAGAATCGATTTTAAGGATTGAGAGCGAGATACAAAGAGTTTTTTCTTATGAATATCCATTGAAAATTTTTGTATATATAATAAGTGGAATTGCTATGCCCAAAGGTGAGCGTGAAATGGAAATAAGATTAATTAATGCTGTTACTCAGGAAACTACTATAATTAATAAAGAACCAATAATATCAAGATCAAGTTGTAAAATAATTAATGCTTCAGGTATTTTAGAATTAGAATTCAAGAATCCAGGTATATATTACGTAAATACATATATTGATAATTATTACATAGGTACTAGGCTACTTTATGCGGATGATTATGATAAAATTAAAGAATATGAATTGGAAGTTGAGGAAGATGTTATCCAGCAAAAAAAATTAATATTTATAACTAAGCCATATAATTAAATGGGAAATAGTCACAAGTAATTAGGTTTTCAATATTAACAACGAGATTATAAATTCGAGTCATTTATAAATTCTTATTCATTAATATGAAAATTTTGTAATAGTATAATTTTTATCGAATAGTTTGAAATTTACAATACCTACAAGATTAACTTAATCCAAACTTAATTATAGATATAACAGCAAATAAAATTTCAGTATTGATATTGAAAATTAACAAGTTTAGATACCGCAATATTCTTTGATGAATTTGTGGTATTTTTGTTATTTTATGGAGAATTAATAGCGAAATATGATATAATAAAAGAAGATTTTTGCAGTAATGAGTAGAGGGAGAAGAGAGATTTATGATCAAAATTGAAAGAAGTGAAAATGGGGAATTACATTTTATAGGAGAATTTAATCTAGGGGCACTTGGTAAATATACAGATGAAATAATTGAATTTAATGTAGATAATTTTGCACCACTAACTAATGAATTAGATTTTGATAGCGACGATACAGAAAGCATGTATTACAAAAACAGATTTTCTAGGCTAGAAAAGATTATTAGTCTGGAAATGAATGAGGATGAAAAATTAGAAAAGCTTGCAGAATTCTATGAAGAAAAACAAAAAGAGGTTATAGAGCATTTGGGTATGATTGAAGATAGATTTTTAAAATATATTCTTCAGGATTTCGTAGACTGTGATTTTCCGTTTTGGGAAGAAGCCGATGGGAGCATAACATCATTTATTATCCCTGAGAAAATGCCTAATCTTTTAATTAATGATGAAGATGAAATAATTAAAATGGTTTATGGAAATATACCAAATAATATTTATGAACTGATTGATCCAGACTATGAACCTGATAAAAGTGTTATATCTGCAAAAGAAATTTGTTTGAAGTACTTTCCTATGATAGATGTGGATAAGCTTATTTCAACAATATACCCAGATATAATAGTTCTAAATGGTGACATTTTAATATTCCAGTGTTCAAGTAATGTTGGAGACGGAATGATTATATGTTCAGCTTATGACGAAATATTACCAAATTATAAATTTGATGATTGGCATAATCATTAATTACGTAAGTTAAATTAAATATATTTTTATTGGAGATATAAGGAGAGCTATTAATATGAATAAGGAAGCAGTTAAAGAAATATTAAAAGAGTTTGGCTTATCAGAAAGTAGAGCTGAATATTATGCAGAACGTGAGATAAAAGATAAATTTGCATGGTTATCTGCATTTCGTTTTGTAAGACCATTAAATAATAGTCTTGAATTTTATAATAATGAATACGCAGATATAATAAAGAAAAGAATTGAGAAAGGATTAGATAATTCCGAAATTGAAACAGAATTATTAAATAATGGAGCAACTCCAGAACTATTAGGTAAATTTGCATATGAAATAGCATTAACAGCTTTCAATGAAGTTTTATATCGTTTATCAGATCCTGCAGGGGGCGATTATGATTTAGAGAATGAGGGAGAAGGGTTACCATCTTGGAGATTAAAGGAGAGAAATTTAAATAATGAAGTTACAAAAAGAACACTAGCAGAGATGCATAATTTAATCCCGTTTTCGAATTTTGAATAAGAGAATAAAGTTTACTTACCACATTATTCAGAATTAATTTGTGGTACTTTTGTAAATTAAATAAATTAGTTTTACATATTAAGGAGTAGAAATGAATATTCGTAAGCAAAAACGTGAAGAAGAGGAAGAACTAAACAGAAAGAGAGAACGAAAAGTTTATAATCGTTTATGCCTTATAGGTTCATTTATGCTATTACTTGGCAGCTTTTTTGGAACAGCAAGAGGAATGAAGCAATCTGTTTTCACTATTCTTATAAATAATCCGTTAAAAGGGTTGCCTTACGTAGTAATAATTGTAACTATTACTGCTATTTTCTATGTTATTGTGCGTTTTTTTAGTTTCCCCAAAGGTAAATAATTTATATGCAATAAAAAGATTAACATATCATATAGGGGAATATGAGTGTTACTCTTTATTTGGATATTTATTCTATAAGCAAGATGAAATTTACGTTTAAAAAAGGTAAAAAATTATATATAGAAAAATTTTTATCAAAATTTATTGAATAATATGAGAGCTGCGATTTTAAAGAATTTAAATTATTAGAAATTTGGGAGATATTTTTATGAAATACATATTTTATTGGGATGAGTCTTCTCATACACGTAAAATTACGGGGAAAAATAAATCAGTTAATATTTATGGAGAAAATGAGAACGATATATATATTTCTGTTTACATTGGCGGAGAAAGCAATCAAATTAGTTATTTGTTAGAGGATTATAGAGTAATAGAGAATGAATTTAAGCAAAAAAGAAAATTTGATAATCAACAGGAGCTGAAAGGGACAAATTTCAAAAAGAAAAATTTTACTTACGGTGTGAAAACTTTTAATGAAGAAACAATGTCTTTTTATTCAAAGTTTTTTAAAGCACTATATGATAATAAAACATATTATCATATAACAATGATTAGTAAAACAGAAATTCTTATTGAACAATCATTTAAAGGAATTACTAATCCTTTTGTAAAAGCTGAAGCATTTTATTATTCATTAATTAAATTCTTATACAATTATAGGTGCATTCCATTTATGCTTGAATTTTTTGAAGAGGACACAGTATCTAAAAATGATTTGATTGATAAAATTAAAGATATATTAATTGGAGTAATAGATAAAACAAATGATATTCCGAGAAAGGTACATGAGACAGGAACTTTAAAGCAGTTATTATTTATATTAGATAAGTTCTCAGTTCAATTTGATACAAAGCTAAAGTATCCTTGGGATTATACTTTAGTATATGAGGGCTTTAATAATTATTTAAAAGAAATGAATATATATCAATCTGATTGTCATCTTTATATGGATAAAGAATCAAAAGTCCATGAATATGGATTAAATTACTCTTATGGAATAATAGAGGAAGTAGATTCTAAACAGAAGATTGGGGTGAGGATTTCTGATATATTAAGTAATTTTATTGAAAGAATATCATATGCCATTCAAGTTGATATGAAGGAAATAGAGATTCAAAATGTACATAGTATTAGAACCGAGGATTTTGAGAGAAAAAACTTGTTGAGTAGGGAATGGTTTGATATTAATGAATATCAGTTTCAGTTGTATAAATTGATTGCAAAATATTTTGCGTTATATGGTGATATATATTGGTCATCATATACTGGCATTTATTCTGATGATACAGTTAAGTTTTTTTCTCTATTCCATTATATAGATATATATGAAACATATGAAGAATTTCGGAAGATTGATCCTTTTATGCATACCGAGAAATACAATGCATGTGTATGCGAAAGGTTAAATGAAAGTTTTGATAATATGTAATAAAGTTTTACATTAATTTTAGGAGAATTAGAGTTAAATGTATTTATAATAATAGATAATATATTAATATAATAGGGGGAAGTATGCTTAGTAAAGTTGATATTGATAAGGAATTATGTAGAGGTATAAATATAGTACCATTTAATGGTGATAATATTAAAGAAAATTCTATAAATTTAAGTGCAAGCTCTTACGCTTTTCCTATGTCAAGTGGAAAGTGTTTCATTAAAAATGATGGAGACATCGTAAATATTTATGAGAAGAATGAAGAAGATGATGGCATAGAGATAGAGATAATTAAAGGAAAAACAGCTGTATTTGAATTTAATGGTCAAAAAATAATTATATTACTTCCATTTTCAACAACATTAATAGAGACAAAAGAGGTTCTAGCCGTTGATAAAAATATTGGAGGAACGTATCATTCAAAAGTTGGTATAGCATGTCAGGGAATAGGACATATAGGTACAATGCTTGGTCCAGGTTTTTCAGGACATTCTCTTGTACCAATTCACAATATATCAGCAACACCATTAAAATTAAATGTTGATCACACATTTGTATCTGTAGTATTTAATTATTTAAAATCTCCAATAGATTATCCTAATCCAACGGATAATGGTCATCTAAATAAGTTGGCTGAATATGGAGTGAAATTAGATTCAGAGGTAGCTAAGTTTCTTGATCAAGATTGGAAAAGAAATATAGACATAGTAAGAGAAAATATGGATTTAGATGATAAATTCAAAGAATATAAAGAAATTTTAAGTAAAAGAAAATATAAAAAATTTTTAAAATATATAAATTTTAAGAATTTCGTATTATTAATAATATCATTAGCAGTATTCATAGCATTTTATTGGATAGCTCTTTGTTTAGATTCTAAATTAAGTAATCCTATATGGATTGATAGATATTGGACTGTTGGGTTTTCAGGAGCTTTTATATATATTTTGGGAATTTTACGTAGCTTCATTAAGAGTGAATAATAATAAAAGTCTTTTGGTGTTAGGATATGTGGTGCTTTATTAAACTATAGTATGATAAAACACTAAGAAAATGAAAGAAAACATAATAAAACTTACCTAAAATTGACATTATCTTTATCTTATAATGTATCATTAGATTTGAATAGTTTAATGATACATATTAAGATAAAGATAATTTTATTATGTAAGGATGATAAGTTATGATTTACAAATATGAGAGAGTTAGCACAAGAAAGCAGAGTGTTCTTGATAAGCTAGGAATTACTTTTGATAAAGCATATACAGATAAAATAAGCGGAAAAGGTATTGATAGACCTGCATTAAATAAAATGAAATTAGAGGTTAATGAGGGGGATATAATCTATTGTGAGAGTATTAGTAGATTAGGAAGAAATGTTGATGATCTAAGGTCAACATGTGATTACTTTAAGAATAAAGGTGTTACAGTTTATTTCATTAAAGAGGGCATAAATACAGATGGTGACGGCTATAAGTTTATATTAACTATCTTGGGAGCAGTTGCAGAGATGGAGAGAGAAAATACAGTTGAAAGAGTGCAGCAAGGTGTAACAAGATGTATTGAAACTAGGATAACTAAGACTGGTAGATGGTTTGGTAGGGAAGAAAAGAAAGTTGAAGACTTACCAAAAGATTTTAAGAAGTATTATCTTAAGATGATAAACAAAGAATTGAGTAAGGTTGAAATGGCTAAGTTGTTAGATGTAGGAAGAGCAACTCTATATAGATGGATAAAGTTATATGAAGGAAAATAATTAGGTTTGCAATAATGTTTTAAATAAACCTTGTTAGTTGAATAATGAAATATCTAAATTATTTTAAATTAGAGTATTTCAAGGACATTACGTGCTATGTACGGGGTAACAGTAAAGGTGTATTGAAACTCAATACTTACCGTTGAGTAAGTGTCTAGAGTTGAAAAATATATTAGGATTATGGTTTCATGAAATAAAAGAGTATGAGAATGAAGAAGAAACTGTATCATAAGTAACGGATAATCGTTTTGATCAATAAAAGGTGAAGATATAGGAGAAATACTTTGGGTTGTATTAAAAAACATATTATTATATTACATTGAATGAGTAAATGATAGCTTATGTAAATGTATATGTCCAGTATAAATAAGTAACCTTTTATAATCAATAAGGAATACTGTGGCGTAAATTACAGAAATAATGGCGTGCAATGATGTTAAAATCTGATGAGATAAATAATATAATCCTAACATAAGATGAAGTTAATTTTGTTTATGCAATAGATAACTATTACATCTATAAAATATAGGAGGGTTATATATGAGTAAAAAAGTAGCACTAATTACAGGTGCATCGTCAGGTATTGGAAAATCAACTGCAATCGAACTTAACAAAAGAGGTTTTATAGTTTATGGAGCAGCTAGGCGAAAAGATATGATGCAAGACCTTGAGGTAAAAGGAATACATACAATTTCTTTAGACGTGACAAATGATGAGTCTATGGTTAAATGTGTTAATGAGATACTTAATAAGGAAGGCAGAATTGATGTACTTGTAAATAATGCAGGATATGGTTCATATGGAGCAATAGAGGATGTACCAATGGAAGAAGCACGTCGTCAGGTCGAAGTTAATTTGTTTGGGCTTGCTCGAATGGTACAACTTGTAGTGCCAAGTATGAGAAAAAATAAATCTGGTAGAATTGTCAACATTTCCTCTATGGGTGGAAAAGTATGGACTAAATTTGGTGGCTGGTACCATGCAACCAAGTTCGCAGTAGAAGGTTTTTCGGATTGTTTGCGATTGGAACTAGAACCATTTGGAATTGATGTAGTTGTTGTCGAGCCAGGAGGAATAACAACTGACTGGGGCATTATTGCCGCAGAAAAACTCCGAGATGCATCAGCAAAGGGGGCATATGCACAAGCAGCCAGCAAAACAGCGGATGGTATGATTAAGAATTATACTGGAAATCAAATGTCGAAACCAGAATTGATTGCGCGTTGTATTGGTAAAGCTGTAACTGTAAGAAGACCTAAAACACGTTATCTAGTAGGCTATGGTGCAAAACCGATGGTATTCATGAAAAAAGTTCTTGGAGATCGTGCTTATGATAGCATCATCAAAATGTTCATTTAGTATAGTTTTAAAATTATATTGCAGTCCTAATGAAAAAGGATTTATATGAGAGAATGATTAAAATGAATATTATGTTTTGAGAGGTAATTTATATATGGACAATTTATTATATATCTTTAAAATAAAACAGATCCCGATAATTTGAATTACACAATCAGTGGATATTTTTATCTGGCAAACTTCGTTACCCATATTATGATGGAATTTGTAGTAATCTACCTAGGGATGAATATTGTTGCTTTATATAATATTGTTCCATTAGTTTTGCTTCCTATATGCATATATCTAAATCACATAGGGAAAAGTAAAGTAGCTATTATTCTGGCATTAATGGAGCTTTGTGTATTTTCAATTTTATCAACAATAACAGGCGGATGGAATCTATGACTTTATTTGTACATGCTTGTAGTAGTTGCACTGGCGTTTTTTCAAATGCACTTGAAATAAGGGTGAAATTTGTGATAACTATTATCGTTACTGTAGTATTGAGTGTGTTAAAATTTTATGCACCAGTTCTTACAATAACTAACGGTTCTGTAACTGTAATTATAATTTACTGTATAAACCTTGTTAGTTCTATAGCTGGTATTGGGGAGAGTGTGAGTTTTTGGAACCACTAAGCTACGAGAAAGAGAATATTAAGAAAAAGGCGATTGTTTGTGCTAAGAAGATAGTGAACGAATAAGACACAATTCTTGGAATAAAGAGATATACACTAATCTGTATTTTAAATAAATATCTAATGATAGATATGGAAGGAGTTTAAATGTCTACTAATAAATTTATACTAGATAGAAAATTTGCAGATGTAATCGAAAGTCTTGGCATATCAATTGCAGAAGTACTGAAAAAATCTAACTTACCTGAAGATTTATTTAGTCATCAGATGCCTTCTTTAACGGCAATTGAATATATTAATTTTATGGAAATATTAAAAGAGTTATCAAATGATGAGTATATCCCAATAAGGATTGGTACAATAGAAAATATAGAAACATTTTCTCCACCTATATTTGCAGCTTATTGCAGTAGGAATGTATTGACCTGTATGAAAAGAATATCAACATATAAGAAACTTATATGTCCATTAGTATTCCTAGTTAATGAAAATAAAGATAATATAACATTGGAGATGACTTTTGAAAATACAGAAAATGAATTACCAGAGTTTTTAGTTGCAATAGAAATGGTATTTTTAGTACAACTCATTAGAAATGCTACTAAAACTCGTATTATCCCTAAAGAAGTTGTGACAAAGCATAAGATAGATAACGATAATTATGAAAAGTTTTTTGGAATAAGACCCAAAGTAGGAACCAGAAACATATTGACAATATCAAAAGAAGATGCACTTCGTTCTTTTATAAGTCAAAATGATGCTATGTGGGAATATTTTGAGCCTGAACTAAGAAGACGACTTAGCGAATTGGATATAGATGACACTTATGCAGCTAGAGTTAGAAGTGCGCTTATAGAACTTTTACCGGCAGGAGAAGGAAGTATAGATGATGTGTCATCAAAATTAGGCTGTAGCACAAGAACTCTTCAAAGAAAATTAAAGGAAGAAGATACTACATTCCAAAAACAGCTAAACCATACCAGAGAACTACTTGCAAGGCATTATTTAAAAAATTTAGATATATCTAGTGATGATATAGCTTACCTTTTAGGGTATCAAGATTTAAACTCTTTTGTAAGAGCATTTCATATATGGACTGGTATGACAATAAGTGAGTATAAAAAGAAAACAAGTAATTAGTCATTATATTTGAAGAAATGTATCCGAACCTTCCTTCACGTTCTGTCGAATTATATATACATATTGTTTAATCAAAAAGCAAATTAATTTCTACATGTGCTTTATACAAAAAAGATAAAAAAGTGTTTGTTCGGTGTTTATCCTCCGATATTGGAGTAAATTTTTTAATTAATAGATAAATGTATCAATTAGCTGAAACGTAGTAAAATATCAGGTTACAGAATCTTATAAAACTTAATGAAATTTATCAAAATGTATAGGTGGTATCTATCTGAGAGTGCCATAAAAAGTCTGAAATTAATTAAATAAATAAGCTGCTATAAAAAATTTATATTCTTAACTAAGATAAATATTATATTAATGGTGCAATAATGGTGCAGTAGACTGCACAAATTATAGAAAATAACAAGTTATAATGAAAAAATAGAATTGATAAAGTGGCTTAGATACAAATGATTAGAGGATAACTAATATTAAGTGGAAAATGATTTGATCGAATCCAGAAATCGTAGTTTAAAAAGAAAAAAATTTAATATTCATTTCAAAAAAATCCCTGCTTGTAATAGAAGCAGGGATTTTTAATATTTACAGATAATTAAACCTTAATTTCATAATTTCTACAGGAACATAATAATTTCTAGCCAATTGCTCCAAAGAAAAACCATCTAATTCAAGCTGATCCACAGCTGCATCATCTATCAAAAACTCAGCAGCAAAAACATTAGCCTCATATTCAGATTTAATCTTACTTACATAATTATTTTCATTAATAAAATAACATGAAGATTTCGGATGCAAAACTGCATGTCCAATTTCATGAGCCAAAACAAAGCATCTTTCAATTTCAGATAAAACTGAATTTATAAAGATGACTTTGTTTTTCTTTATATATTTGTACATACCCCACACGTTGCCCAAGGGTTGAATAATAACAGTGATGTCTAGGCATTCAGCCAATTCATAAAGGGATGAAGTATTGTATTTCTTCTTTAGTTTATTAATTATTTTTCTTATATAATCCCCAGCCAAATTAAACACCACCTATTTTTTGAATTTTATCGGTGTATATTTCTCTTTATTTTTTACTTTTATTTTTTCAAGTGCTACTTGCATAGCAAGTTCTAAATAATCGAAATCTTCGTCCTGGAGTTCCACGCCATTATAGTATTTGCTTCCATCCTTTTGTTCTCTATATTCATCCATTATTTCTTTAAGGTCTTTTTGGATGTCTTTTTTATCTTTTTCGGTTAAATTTGTTTGTTCATCAGTATTAAGGTTAATATAACCTACCAATTTCATTAACTTATTGTAGTCTATATTATAAGCATTTGAAATTAAATTAAGAGTTTCAGGAGTGGGCTTTATTACTGAGTTATTTCTTGGGTCAATACCTTTTTCTAGCATACTTAAATAGGAATGACTTATACCAATTAATGAAGCAGCATCCCTTAGACTCAATTTTAATTCATTTCGCTTTTCTTTAAGTAAAGTTCCTAAATCATCCATAGAATAACCTCCTTATATATGATTGTAAAGCAAACATTACAAAAAGAGAATAAAATTTTCGTAAAACAAGTATTACAATATACTTAAAGGAGGTGTAAAACATGATTAACAATATAAAAAAAGAAAGAGTTAAGATAGGAATATCACAAGACAAGTTAGCTAAAAAGGTAGGGGTTTCGAGACCAACCATAAGTAATATTGAAAGAGGAATTTACGATCCATCGGGACCACTATTATTAGCAATAGCTCAGGTTATTGGAAAACCTGCTGAACAAATTTTTTTTATACATCCTGTAAAACATGCATTACAAGGTTCTGATAATTAAATTATAACTTTGAAAGAAAGTGAAATAAATCGACAGCCATACACTAAAGACAAGGAAAATAAGTAATTTCAATACTTGAAAGGAGAGGAAGTATGGAAGGAAATACAAAAATAATTAAGATCAATGAAAAAGAACTTAAAGATTTATTTTGTTCAGCATGGCATTTAACTAATTTTATAGAGGATTTAAAGGAAGAGAAAATTTCGGATTTTGCAACTCCATGTGAAACTTGCAAATATCAAGTAGAGTGCAATAAAAATGATAATTTCGATGCGTATAGTCATTTTGAAACCTTAACAAAGTTAACTGGCGTAATATGTACTCCACTTAAAGGTGCCAGAGAGCATTCTTTTAAGTTCTTAATTGAAGAAAATCAAATAATAGAAACTGCTCAAGAAGTGTCAGTTCAAGAGCAGTATGTAAGTGAATGTAAGGATTGTGGCAGGTTTAACCAATTTAATATAACAGAATCAATTAATACAAAACCTAAATTTTGTGCAGGATGCGGAAGAACTATTTCTTATCGAAAAAGCCATTTTCTTTAAAAGTAGATTCAGAACCACAATAAGGGCAAAACTTAACATCACTTTCGAGTGGAATACTTTCACCATTGTTTAAGTCACAGAATTCATTGGTGCAGTTGTTTATTAGATATTCACCACATTCTTGGCAGGATAAAGCGTCGTCAATATGATTTTCAAAACTGCAATTTGGACATTTCATTATTACACCCCCTTCGTAACATAATTTTACCATATTCAGGGGAGAGATGAGAAAAAATGAATAATAAACCGGTAAACAAAAATGACACAGTTTATAGAATTGCTAGAAAAAGAGCATCAGAGTTCAATGAAAAATTTAAAAGCATAGAAGGAGCAAGTGAAGCTATAGGAGTTAGTAAAGATCAACTTTCTAACTATGAATTAGGATTGTACAAGCAATTGCCAGTAGATTCTGTAGTTAGAATGGCAGATGCCTACAATGCGCCGGAATTAATGAATTATTATTGCTGCAATGAATGTGTTATAGGAAAACTTACTATGGCACCAGTAGAACTATGTGGAATTGAAAGACTAACGATTCAAATACTGGCGGTTCTAAATAGTACAAGCATTACCAAAATTAAAGAATCACTAATTGATATAACTGCAGATGGGAAGATAACAGAAGATGAGGTGCCAAGGCTGCAAGAAATTATTGATACTTTAGATGAGATTTCAGTTAAATCTCAATCTTTAAAGATATGGGCTGAAAAAAACTTAATGAGTTGTTGCAGAAATGATTAATAGGAACTAATTTTAAATATTTGCATACTATAAAAGCAAATATCAAGGGAGGGGTAGCATGAAAAGTAGACAACCTATAACAGTTAGAGTTCATTATCCTGAAACAACGGAAGGAATGGAAATGCTTAAAAAGTCCCAGGCAGAAGTTATGATTGATATTTTAGAAAAACAGCTAGGAGAAAAAAAGGTAAGAGAGCTTGTTGAATATATGAAAATTAAAACACAAAGAGCTTAGGATAAATAGGCCGAAGAGCCTTAGTGACTTAGATGACATAATAAAAATATTGATATTTAAAATCTAACTGGGGAGTGAGAGAATGTTCTATTTATTTTTAGATTTAATCAAATCACAAACTACAGAAGATGAGTTTAGGAAAATATTAAAGGACACTGATGATGATATTAAATTCAATAGAATACATTTTGGAAAAACAACTGATTTAAAAGAATACATTAGAATTTGTGCTATTTGTGTGAAAGTTTATTCAAGGACGGTTACAAAAAATATGCAAAATATATTAGATGCACTTGATAGAATTGTTGCTGCAACATTTGAAATTAATGATAAAGGCACAGGTAAATCACTAAAAGAAATTATTGAAGAAGATGTTAGAAAAGTAAAAGAACAGGAGGTAAGTTATGCAAACCATATTAACTAAAAAGTTAATACTTAAGAATTTCAAAGGCATAAAAGATTTAGAAATTGATTTTGGAAATATAACAAATGTATTTGGAGAAAATGCAACAGGAAAAACAACCATATTTGATAGCTTTGTTGGCTCCTATTTGGGAAGGATAGTAAAGATAGAAAAGACTTCGAAATAAAAACCCTGGATCATGATGGACAGGCTATACATGGATTAGAAAACAGTGTAACTGGAGTATTAGAGGTTGATGGAGAACAGATAGACCTTCAAAGAATTTTCACTGAAAAATGGACAAAGAAAAAGGGACTTGCTGATAAAGTTTTTTCAGGTCATGAAACAACTTATTATATCAATCAAGTCCCAGCGAAACAGAAAGAATATAACGAAAAGGTTGATAATATCTTGACGGATAACACCTTTAAGTTAATATCCAATCCTCTATATTTTAACAGTATAGAGTGGAAAAAGCAAAGGGAGATTTTATTAGAAATTATAGGAGATATTGAGCAAGAAAATGTTATTAACTATAAAAAAGAATTAAAGCCACTTGAGGATCTTCTTTCAGGTAAGACGCCAATTGATTAATTGAAGAGGATTTTAAACTTTTAGAATCTAGAAAAACAATAATTCAAGGCGGCATTGATACTTTATCCAAAGAAATAGTTGCAGGTGATAATAGCTCCATAAAGATGAAATTGGAAAAGGAGCTAGCAGATTTAAAGCTTGAATATAATACTAAATTATCTGAAGCCAAAGAAAATTTAAATAAGCCACTAGATGAATTGAATACAAAAATTTCTGATAAAAAATATGAGATAAGAGATTTAGAATATAAGATTCAAATCTTAAATAGAGATAAATCTAATGCAGAAGAAGCGATTAAAGATGCAGATATTATAATTGCTAAACATAAAGAAAAACAACAATTACTTAGAGGAGAATGGCAGCAACAATATGGAGCTGTATTTGAATTTGATCAAGAAGAAAGATTTTGTCCAACATGCCATAGAGAATATGAATTTGAACAACTAGAAGAAATCAAATCCAATGCTCAAGGATACTTTGAAGAGATTAAAAATAAGAAGCTTAATTCAATAAATAAAGATGGTAAGGCGCTTGGAGAAAAGATAAGGGACTTAGAAAATTCCATTGAAAATCACAATAAAAATCTAGCAGCGTATAAAGAGCAGCTATATATAGATAACTTGAAACTTAATCAACTTAAAACTGAATTAATGCAATTAGAAAGTCAGAAAGGAAGCATGAATATTAATTCAACAATAACTTTTGAAGGTAAAGAAGAATTAACTAATGCTATAGATAAAGCCAATAGTGAAATAACAAAATTTAAATTAACAGACCAAACTGAATTGACTAATAGAAAACTTAATCTTGAGAATGAGCTTGAAAATATAAATAAAAAGCTTGGGCAGAAAGATATTAATGAAAACCTAAGAAAAAGAATTCAAGAGCTCCAGGAGGAAGAACGAAATCTAGCTAATGAAATAGCAAAGCTTGAAGGATATGAATTCTTATGCGAAGAGTTTATTAGAACTAAGGTTGAACTATTAGAAGAAAGAATTAACTCAAAATTTAAAACAGTAAGATTTAAGTTATTTAAGCAACAGATAAATGGCGGAGTTGATGAATGCTGCGAAGCATTAGTTGATGGAGTTCCATTTTCAAATGCTAATACAGCAAGTCAGATAAATGCAGGTATTGAAATTATAAATACACTTTCAGAATTTTATGGAGAAACAGCCCCAATATTTATAGATAACAGAGAAAGCATCAATGAGATATCTAAAACAGAAAGTCAAATAATTAACTTGATTGTAAGTAGAGATAAGCAACTTAGAATTGAGGCTGGGGATTATCAAGAAATTACTGAAGAAAGAACAGCATAGAAGTTTTAAAAATGAGTTATTAAAGATGGAGAGTGAAAAATAATGAATGATAAGTTACTGCAAATATTAAATTATTTATCGGATTTCAGTATGGAAAAGTCAAAATGTTTTGGTACACCAGAACAAAGTAAATTACACGAAGAAAAAGCAGCTGAAATATATAAAATTCTGGTAAATGAAATAGTAGATTTATTTGTAGATTCAAGAGTAGCAGAGGAGACTACTAGGGTAATTGAAGATAATCAAACAAGTGAAAATAGCTTTGAAGAATTTTATAGAACATTCTTAGATGATCCAGGAATAAAAGTAACAGTTGTACATGAAATGATAAAACCTAAATGGGCACTTCAAGAAGTCAGCATAAGCGATGTCATGTATGCCTTAGGATATAACCTTGAATCAAGAGATATTGGAAGAGTATTAAAAGAAGCAAGATTTTATATAAAGGGGGAAAAGTAAGATGGCTGAAACAGGATTGGTTTTAAGTAAAGAAGATGCATTTAATAATGTAATGGCTAAGATAGCAGCTCTTGAAAAGAATAATGGAATTAAATTACCGAAAAATTATTCAGCAGAGAATGCGATTAATTCAGCTTGGTTGATGCTCCAGGAGGTTGTAGATAAGGAGAAGACACCAGCCTTGGATGTATGTACAAAAACATCAATAGTTGAATCTTTATATAATATGGTGCTGCAGGGATTAAGCCCAGCTAAAAAACAATGTTACTTTGTAGTATACGGAAACAAATTAGTACTTATGAAAAGCTATATGGGAACCATAGTTGCAACCAAAAGGATTAATGGAGTTAAGGATATAAAAGCCTTCGTAATATATGAAGGAGATACATTTGAAACAATATTTAATAGTGATACTTATACTATTGAATTTAACTATCAGCCAAAATTTGAAAATATAAATTCAAACAAAATAAAAGGTGCATTTGCATTAATAATAGGTGAAGATAACAAACTTTTGCATACCGAAGTAATGACAATAGAGCAAATAAGAAAATCATGGGGAATGGGAACAGCTTATAAGAGTGGAAGATCAAGTACACATAATGATTTTGCTGAAGAAATGGCTAAGAAGAGTGTAATAAATAGAGCGTGTAAGAGATTTTATAATACCTCAGACGATAGTGATGTATTAATAGAAAGCTTAAATAATACTGATGAGGATTATGATGATTCAGATATTATTGAAAATACAAAAGCACAGGTACATGAAGAAATCAAAGCAAATGCAAATCAAGAAGTTATAGATATAGATCCAAAGCAAGTAACAGAAGTTAATGAAAACCCTATTAAAAATCCAATTCCAAAAGAGCCAAGTGAAAATAAAACTGAAAAAGCTGAACAGCAGGTAATGTGTGAGTTCTAATGATTAAGGTATTAGCTTCAGGAAGCACAGGAAATTGCTATATTATTCAGGCAGAAGAAGACATTCTTCTGCTTGAATGTGGCCTAAACATTAAAAATATAAAAAAAGGATTGGATTTTGATTTTAGTAAAGTAAAAGGATGTTTAATTACACATGAGCATAAGGATCATTGTAAATCAATAAATGAAGTCTTAGCAGCTGGAATAGACATTTATATGAGTCAAGGAACAGCCAAAGGAATTGAGTTCCTGGATGAGAGATATAGTTATAGATTCAATTATTTAAGGCATAAAGTACCTAAGCATATAGGAGGATTTACTATAATCCCATTTAGTGTGCAGCATGATGTAAATGAACCATTAGGATTTTTGATATTTCATTCTAAGCTAGGAAAGATACTATTTGCAACAGATACTTATTATTTAATAGCTACCTTTAAGAATGTAGACCATATTTTAATTGAATGTAACTATTCAGAGGATATATTGCCAGAATTGCCCGCGTGGAGGGCTAGAACAATTAAAAGCCATATGAGTTTAGAGACGTTAAAAGAAACGCTAAAATCGTGGGAATTAGGCAATACAAAGGATATAACGCTAATTCATATAAGTAATGATAATGGAGAACCAGAAAGATTTAAACAAGAGATAGAAACCCTTACAGGGATTAAGACATATGTAGCAGAACCAGGAGTGACAATAAATTAAAAGGAATAATTAAGGCGGTGAGCTTATGGCAAGACCAATAAAAGAAGGCTTATCTTACTTTCCTTTTGATGTAGACTTTTTCTCAGATAAAAAAATTAGAATTTTAAAATCAAGATATGGAGCAGATGGGATTACATTGTACATGTATCTATTATGCGAAATATATAAAAACGGATATTATTTAAAAACTGATGATGATTTTTTATATATCATATCAGATGATCTCAATATGAGTTATGAGAAGATCAGGCAGATTATGAACTTCTTACTTGAACGGTCACTGTTTAACGATACACTTTTCAAGTCGGACAAGGTCTTAACCTCCATCGGAATACAAAAAAGGTTCCAAGAAGCTATCAAATCTAGAGCTTCAAAAAGGACCATAGAAATAACAGAGTTTTGGCTTTTAGAAAAAAATGAGACTCAAAGCTTTATTAAAGTGAACCCAAAAACAAATTATTCCGAGATTAACCCGAATAAATCCGAGAATAACTCCAATAAATCTGAGATTAATGACACAAAGAAAAGTAAAGTAAATAAAAATAAAGTAAAAGAAAGTAAAGTAGATAATAATATATTCTTTGTTTATGAGAATTGTGGTTTTGGTACTATTAATAATTATACCAAAGAGCAGTTAGAAATAATGGTTAGTGAATTTAGTTTTGAATGGACCAAAGAGGCTCTTGAAATTGCAACAACAAATGGAGCCAGAAATCTAAAATATGTTCACCGTGTTTTGGAGAATTGGAGGGATAAAGGAAAAAATTATGTTCCAGGTCATGGCATCAAAGATAATGTCAAAATACTTAAATTCAATAATTTTGAGCCAAGACAATATGACTATGACAAGCTAGAAAAGAAGTTATTGGAATGGGATGATGATTAAAAATTCAATTCCATTTCCTGGGAAAATATTAATTTAAGAGGTGAGAGATATGACACCGCAAGAATGGAGAAATAAAACTGTAAGTGATATAGAGAAAAAAAGAAAACTTAAGCTTGAAGGCGAAAAACAAGCCAAGAATTATAGTTTTGAGAATATGAAAAAAGTTCAAAGGAGGCTTAATAAGTAATGGATATTGGATTAGAAATGCATAAAATTTTTGAAGAGTATTATTCAGTGTCGAGCAACGAATGGAGAAAAACGATTATTGGGTATGAGCCACTAGATGAAAGCATAGAGATTCCTAAGGATGCAGATAGAAAGACCGCTATAAAAGTAATGTTTAAGAATAAAGATTGGATAAGAGTTTACAGAATAAGAAATGAAATTGAGTGGTACTAGAGGAGATTTTTATGGCAGATACAAAATATAAGTCAAAGAAAATAACAGTTGACGGATATACATTTGATTCAATAGATGAAAGTAAGTATTATCAAGTATTACTTATAAGAAAAGCTAAAGAAGAAATTTTAAATTTTGAGATGCAACCTAAATTTGTATTAATACCTGGATTTAAAAAACAGGGAAAGACTTTTAAGGCTATGACTTATACACCAGATTATTTAATATATCATCTAGATGGTTCAGAGGAATTAATAGACATTAAGGGATTCTCAACGCAGCAAGGGGAACTTAGGTACAAGCTATTTAACTATTTCTATCAAGATAAAAAATTAACCTGGCTTGCGAGAAATTTAAAACATGGTGATAAGTATGGATTTATTGATTATTTTGAACTTAAAAAGATAAGAGAGAAAAATAAAAAGATTAATAAAAAAGCAAAGGGGGCTTAGTGGATGTTTAAGATAACTGTAGTTGATCAAGATTCTGGAGAAGTTGTAGAGGACATTAATGCTTCAGAATACAATCTTCAATGGACTCATCATGAAGATGCTGGAAGTATACATCATTCAATTGCTTTAAATAACGCAAAGTATGGAGAGAAATGCTGGATAAAAAACTATGCATATTCACCTATAGCTAGACGACTAGTTGAGAAATTTCAAGAATTAGAAGGGCCAATAAGGATCTTACTGAATATTTAGGATATAAATACATTATGGAAACAAGTAATTATTACACAGCACATATGGACATAGAAAGATTGATACTCTTAATTTATCATGAACTGCTTCACATTGATATTTCCGATGATAGCATACGTAAGCATAATATTGAAGATTGGAATAATATAGTTGCAACTTTCGGAAGAGAGTGGTCTGATAGTAAATCTACTCTCAAAAATATACTAGATGATGATTTTGAAGAGTGGGAAAAGTTACTGAGGACAGAAAAACAAATGAGTTTATTTGACGGTGCAGGTGTAATTGATTTGAAAATTGCCAGGTAACTACAATTGTAGTATTAGCTAAAATCTTGCAGGATTAGCGAACAGGGATTACAAATGTTAAGGTTGAAACTGCAGGTTAAATATGGGGGAGAAATCCCCCTATATAAAAGATTAGTAATGCAACACATGTAAAAAAGGCGAAGTAAATTATAAAAATGATCTTTGAAAATTGAATAGTGCGATTTTTACAAAATATGCTATAATCAATACAGAATAGTAAATCTTTGTGCAACAAAGTAAATAAAGCAAATTATAGGAGGGAATTAAATGAGTAAAAAAAATTATGTAAATATCTTAACAGTTATACTAACGTTTATAATTGCTCACATTATTTATAACTTAACAGGATTTCAATATAATTTTTCTGAAGGAATATTAAATTTAAAATTATTAATTGATTTAGGATTATGGTTGCTAATATACGCGGCAGTTAATATAATTCTTGATAAAATATTATTGTCCAAAGGAAAATGA